TACCTGCGCGAGATCATGGATTGCCTTTCGCCATCCTCTCCGGTCGAGCGCGTGGTGTTCATGAAGGGGGCGCAGATCGGTGGCACTGAGGCGGGCAACAACTGGATTGGCTATGTGATTCACATGGCGCCGGGCCCGATGATGGCGGTGGCCCCCACGGTTGAGATGGCCAAGCGCAACTCAAAGCAGCGCATTGACCCTCTGATCGAAGAAAGCGAGACGCTCTCAGCCCTGATCGCTCCGGCCCGCTCGCGTGATTCCGGCAACACGGTCTTGTCCAAGGAGTTTCGAGGTGGGGTGCTGGTACTCACCGGTGCCAACAGCGCAGTGGGTTTGCGCTCCATGCCGGTGCGCTACTTGTTCCTGGACGAAGTCGACGGTTATCCCGGCGATGTGGAAGGCGAAGGCGATGCGATTTCTCTGGCTGAGGCCAGGACCCGAACCTTCGCGCGCCGAAAGATTCTCATCGTCTCCACGCCCACGATTGCCGGGGCCTCACGTATTGAGCGCGAGTACGAGCAGTCTGATCAGCGTCACTTCATGGTGCCGTGCCCGCATTGCGCGCATGAGCAGCGGCTGCGCTTTGAGCGTCTGAGCTGGGTCAAGGGCAAGCCCGATACGGCCCACTACCTGTGTGAGGCCTGTGAAAAGCCCATCGAGGAACACGCCAAAACGCAGATGTTGGAGTCGGGCCGGTGGGTGGCCACCTGTCCTGGCCAGAGCCGCACAGCAGGCTTTCATCTGTCCAGCCTCTACAGCCCCATTGGCTGGCGCAGTTGGAAGGAAATTGCCCAGGCCTGGGAGTTGGCGCAAGGCTCAGCGGTAGCGCTCAAGGCTTTTAAAAACACCGAGCTCGGTGAAACCTGGGTGGAGCAGGGTGAGACACCCGAATGGCAGCGCCTGCTGGAGCGGCGCGAAAGCTACCGCATCGGCACCGTGCCCTACGGAGCCTTGTTGCTGGCTGCGGGCATCGACGTGCAAAAAGACCGGATTGAGGTCTCGGTCTGGGGCTTTGGCAGGCAGCAACATGCGTGGCTCATTGAGCACCGGGTGCTCGACGGTGACACGGCTCGCGACTCGGTCTGGCGCCGCTTGGGCGAAATGCTGCAAGAAAGCTGGACCCACGCCAGCGGCGTGACGATGCGTCTCGTGCGCATGGGGCTCGATACGGGCTACGCTACCCAAGAGGCGTACTTTTTCACGCGCACCCAGCGCGATCCCCGGCTCTTGCCGATGAAAGGGGTCGCCCGGGGCGCGGCCTTGGTGGGTTTGCCCACCGCTGTTGACATGACCACCGGTGGCAAACGCCTGCGCCGGGGGCTCAGGGTTTATGCAGTCGTGGGCGGCATTGCCAAGCTTGAGCTCTTCAACCACTTGCGCGCGACGGTGGAAGTCACCGAAGACGGTGAGATCGTTTTCCCTAAAGGGTATGTGCACCTGCCGCAGGTAGACGCCGAGTATGTGCAGCAGCTGTGCTCAGAGCAACTCATCACCCGGCGTGATCGCAATGGTTTTCCGTTTCGCGAGTGGCAAAAGATCCGCGAGCGCAACGAAGCGCTGGACTGCTACGTCTACGCCCGTGCGGCGGCGAGCCTGGCCGGTCTGGACCGGTTTGAAGAGCGCCATTGGATCGAGTTGGAGCGCCAACTGGGTATCCCCGTCGGCGCCGAGCCTCCTGAGCTGCGCATGGACGGGCTTTTTCCGGTGCAACCGGGCTTTGAGACGCCGGAGTTTTTGATGGCCCAGCAAAGTAGCCAGGCGTTGGGAACCGAGTGGCCCGCCCAGTTGGATGCTTCATCCGAAGCGCCGGAATATTCTGAACTTGAAGCGGCTGAGGTGGGGCTGCTCGCGAAATTAACACCTGAGGTGCGGCCCGATGTATCGCTCGATGTAACGCCCGATCTGCCGTCACATCAGCCCCTTTTTGAGCAGTCCGAGCAGCCCTTCATGGTGCCGCAAAAGGAACCGCCCGTGCCGGGCGCCATGGCCTTTCCGCCAACCCCGGGCGCTCTGGCTCCCGCGCGCCGGGTGATTCGCAGTAACTGGATGAAATGAAAGTACGTCATGATCGATTCGTCTGGGTTCACCGCCGCCCAATCAGTTGCTGTCCCCACCGTCTACACGCCGCAGCACCTGCAAGCCCTGCAGGAGGCCTTGGCCAGTGGCGAGCAGCGCGTGGCCTATGAAGGCAAAAGTGTGGAGTACCGCAGCGTTGCCGATCTGAAGGCCGCCATCGCCCAAGTGCAGTCCGCACTGGCCAGCGAGGCAGGCCGAACCAAAACGCGCCAGATCCGCGTGACCACCTTTAAAGGTTTGTGATGACTTGGCTCGGACAAATCAAGCGCCGGCTTTTGGGCTTGAGCTTGGGCGCGCCGCCGGTTTACGAGGGCACCGGAGGCGGACGCCGGGCCCTGGCCTGGATGCCCAGTAACCCGGGAGCCGTGGCAGCGCTGTCTTTGGCCCAAGACGAGCTGCGCGCCAAAAGCCGAGACCTGGTGCGTCGCAACGCCTGGGCCGCCGCCGGCATCGAAGCATTTGTAGCCAATGCCATCGGCACGGGCATCAAGCCTCAAAGCATGATGCAGGACCAGGCGATACGCGAGGCGATCCATAGCCTGTGGTGGGACTGGTGCGAGCAGGCCGATGCAGCGGGTCTGACAGATTTCTATGGGTTGCAAGCACTGGCAACCCGGGCGATGCTCGAAGGTGGCGAGGCACTGGTCCGACTGCGCTACCGCCGCACCGAAGATGGCCTGCCGGTGGCGCTGCAGATCCAGGTCCTCGAAGCCGAGCACCTGCCGACGACCCTGAACCGCGATTTGCCCGGTGGTAACGTAATTCGGTCCGGGATCGAATTTGATCGGCTGGGTCGTCGGGTGGCTTACCACCTGTACCGCTCGCACCCTAACGATGGGTTGCTGGCCCCGATGTCCAGCAGTGATGGGGGCGGCGGCCTGGATACCGTTCGGGTGGGTGCCAGTGAAGTGATTCACCTGTTTCGCCCGCTGCGTCCCGGTCAGATCCGGGGTGAGCCTTGGCTCACCCGGGCGCTCGTAAAACTCAACGAGCTGGATCAGTACGACGACGCCGAACTGGTGAGAAAGAAAACGGCGGCGATGTTCGCCGGGTTCATCACCCGCATGGCCCCCGAGGACAACCTGATGGGCGAGTCGGCGGCTGATGCCAACGGCGTGGCACTGGCGGGCCTGGAGCCCGGCACGCTGCAGATCCTGGAGCCCGGTGAGGACATCAAGTTCTCGGCGCCTGCCGATGTTGGATCGTCCTACGCCGAATTCATGCGCCAGCAGTTCCGTGCAGTGGCCGCTGCCATGGGCATCACGTACGAGATGCTCACTGGGGACCTGACGCAGGTGAACTATTCCTCGATTCGGGCGGGCCTGTTGGAATTTCGCCGCCGTTGCGAAGCCCTGCAGCACGGCGTGATCGTGCACCAGCTGTGTAGGCCGATCTGGCGCGCCTGGATGGATCAGGCCGTGCTTGAAGGCGCGATCGATTTGACCGGTTACCGCCAGGCGCGCCGTACCTACCAGGCAGCCAAGTGGATCCCACAAGGCTGGAGTTGGGTCGATCCGCAAAAGGAATTTAACGCCATGAAGCTCGCCATCCGGGCGGGCCTCATGAGCCGGTCAGAAGCGATCTCCGGCAATGGCTACGACGCAGAAGACGTAGACCGCGAGATCGCGGCCGACAACGCCCGGGCGGATGAATTAGGTCTGGTCTTTGACTCCGATGCCCGGCATGACCAAGCGCCCGTGCCTGCTCCCGCAGATAGCCAGGACGTCCAGCCCGCCGATACGCCTGACCCAGCGGATGCACCGACCGACAACCAGGACCCTCAACCATGACTTACCTTGCTTCCCGCCTGTTCGGGATGCCCTTGCTCATCCATCGCCCCAAGCTTGATGTGATCCTGTCCGTGGTCGGCCAGCGCATCGGCATGGCCGATGTTCCGGCCATGCCCGGGATGGACATGGCTACTTTCCAACGCCCGCTGTCATCTGCAGCTCCCGAGGGCATTGCGGTGATCCCGATCCACGGATCGCTGGTCAAACGCTCGCTGGGCATGGAAGCCGCTTCGGGACTGACCTCCTACGGTGAGATTGCCGCCATGCTGGATGCCGCGCTGGCAGATCCACAGGTCAGTGGCATCTTGCTTGACATCGATTCCCCAGGAGGCGAAGCCTCGGGAAGTTTTGAGTTGGCCCGACGGGTGCGCGAATTGGCAGCCCAGAAACCTGTCTGGGCCGTGGCCAATGATGCGGCCTACTCAGCTGCTTATGCCATTGCTGCCAGTGCCCAGCGTGTGTTCGTGACCGAGACCGGCGGCGTCGGCTCCATCGGTGTGATTGCCTTGCATGTCGACCAGTCGGTCAAGGACGCCAAGGACGGCTACCGCTACACCGCAATCACCGCCGGCGCGCACAAGAACGACTACTCGCCGCACGAGCCGCTGTCGGATACCGCCAAGACGGAACTGCAGGGTGAAGTGGATCGCCTGTACGCCATCTTCACCGAGCACGTCGCCGCGATGCGTGGCCTGAATCTCGACGCCGTGCGTGGAACGCAGGCAGGTTTGTTCTTCGGCAGTAATGCCGTGGTTCAGGGGCTCGCCGATGGTGTTCAGACGCTTGAGGCCACGCTCGCCGAATTCCACCAATTTCTCCACACCCGTAACCATTCGCCGTCTCAGGTGCGGGGCGTCATCCGTGCTGAGGCGGCATTTCCTCTCAAGGAGCTTTCCATGCCTGATACCCAGGACACCTCTCAAAAGCCAGTGGCCGAAACCATCGATCTGGTCGAAGCAGAAAAGCTGGTTTCTGAAGCCCGCCGCGAAGTCACCCAAACCGCTCAGGCGATTGCCGAGCTGTGCCTGCTGGCCGGCTGCCCTGACCGCGCTGCCGAG